CTGTGACCATTTCTTTTTCTACCCCGTCCAGGCGGCGGCCATAGTCCTCCAGCTGTTTAGTTTGGTTGTCCAGCTGTTTAGTTTGGATTTCTATAAGCTGCGTTAGACGGTCTCCAATCTTAGTCAACTCTTTAATATCCTGGCTATGCGCGTCTAGGCGCTTTACGTTTACTTCCATATGTTCTTTAATATTGTCCCTGGCTAACTGGCATACTTGCGGGCTTATATTTCCTTCTCCTGCCATCTTCACGGTTCCCCCCTTCGAAACTTCTCACCCGTTAGGCGCGGGATTATCTCATATGTAAAGCCCCCAGCGTTTAGCTAGGGGCTTGTGTTCTTATTGAGCGTGATATTGCTTATGCGCTTGGCGTTTTCTTTCGTCGGTTACGGCGCAGTAAATTAGCGTAGTTGCTGGATCTTCATGGCCTAATAAAGCCTGTACCGCCGATAGTTCAGCCCCGTTATTTAAAAGGTCCGTAGCGAAAGTATGACAAAAATATGCGGGTGTACACTCTTGGTTATCCCAGCACGGGCCGCTATTATTTTAACTTCCCTCTGTAGGCCCCTGGATGATAATCGAACATAGGGTTGGCGTTCTGTAACAAATAAGGCGGGCATTATGTCCTTACGTTGCATAAGATATTTTTTCAAGTGGAAAAGCGCCTTATGCGAAAAGAAAACTTCTCGCTCTTTGTTCCCCTTACCTATCACCACTGTGGACATTGATTGGTAATTTATATCGTCCTTATTGAGGTTTAATACTTCGGATAATCGGCAGCCCGTAGAGTACATAACTTCAACTACGGCGCGTTCTCGCCTCGTTTTACACGCTTCCCTTAGTAGCTCTAGTTCTTCGACTGACAGACTTTTAGGTAACCGTTTCTCCTTCTTTGGCGGCTTGATCCGTCGCGTCGGGTCTTTGTCTATTATTTCTTCAGTATTTAACCAGCCGAAGAAACTTTTCAGCACTGACAGTTTACGGGAAAGTGAACTAGTCTTTAGATTCTCCCACTGACTTAAAAAGTATCTAATATCGGTAGTGGTCACTTCGTCAGCGGCCTTTTGTATATACCTAGAGAATATACGTAGTTCTATAAGATAGCTGTCTAGTGTAACCTTGCTTAAGCCTTCCAGCCTTTTACCCTCTAGGAATAGTGTTATTTTCTGCTGTAGGTCCGGATTTCCTTCCCCTAACTTCGACGGCCTAATGTCATAATGAGAAATTAGTTTACTTAGCCCCAGCTGTAGTATGGAGGTATCTATATTAGGACATAAAGTGTATACGAGACCGATAACTTGGTTACTTAAAATATCACTTGTAGCAGTAGATAGCATGGTACTAACCCCCTCCTCTTTAGGTACCATGCTATCACTAAGTAGTATAGAAGTAAATACTTTTATACTACTTTATTTTACCTTTGATGTTGCGCATAATTAAGTCTACTGCGTACTAAGCAACTTCCTGCTGTGCATCCATCATATCCTTTAATTCGGTATATTGTGCCACAGAAATGCGGTTTCCTAAAAGGTAGACATCTAATTTACCTAGCATGGATTGGTACTCATAGTTTCCGCTCGCGATTACCTTTTTGCACAGTGTGTAGATCATTAAATACCACTCTCCAATTATAGATTTGATAACTCAGACATAATTACTAGGTATTCCGTGTTCAATAGAGTCTGCATCTGCATTTCTTCCAATGTTGGAGTTTCGCTTATTGGTTCGGGAATTATAGGGATAATTACACACCCGTTAATAAGGCCATACTCCACTCCGTCAGCCGTGACCGGGTCAGTGTTTATTGGGTCAGCTTCCCACGCCTCTGTTTCAGGATTAAACTTTACCCACGAATATATCTGCAATGTTTCAGTTTCTTCGATTTTTACCATTACTACAGGGTTTATGTTTTCCTTGAAAACGGCCCCACCGATAGAGCTGGTTTTAAAAACTATTCCATCTTCAATCGTTAGCATTACGCCGCACCTCCAGTATATCGATACTTGATACTATCGGTCGTGCTTGTACTCATAATTTCAATCAATACTGAAGTTTTGAAGAATAAAGGGTGAGTCAACCATACAAACCCGGACGTACCTGTAGTATTAGGATAAACCGTAGATGCTGGGACAATTGAACCTACACCAGTGTAACCTACTTTCATTATAGAAGAACCACTAATGGAGGAACTGAAACCACCATATCCAGAGGATTCTCCTGACCCACCCCTTACGTAAATTTTTAAAGTTCCATCAATTGTTATTTTGCAATATGGAACTATCGTTGTCCCGCATATAATGAACTCATTCAATAACCCTTTTCCGTTAATAGATAATAAAGTTTCAAACACAGAAGCTTGTGCTACGTATTTATCGGAAGATGTACCTAAAAATGGTGCACAACTGCTAATATCTACTGCCATTCCACCAGAATCTTCAAGCCTTTTTAGGTAGTTGAATAGACTATTCGTTCCCCCAGTTACTGGATTAGCCGCACCAATCAGAGTCTCAATTGTATCTACATAACCCTCCACCTGGTCAGTGTAACCTGCAATTTGTGCTAGACGCGCAAACAAGGTAGATGTCCCTGCTGCATCAACATTTGTCCCTACTTTAATTCCTAACGCGTCTACTTGTGCTTTTGTTGGTAATAGTATTTCTGGCACTTAAACCACCGCCTCATAAATAAATGACAGTTCTCCGTTTACTGCCTTCCATCCGTATTTATAAACTACTCCACCATCTGTAAAGCGATGTGGCATAGTTTCCGCCTTATGCGTATCAAGGGCCGCGGCCGCGGCTTCCGCTATGGCACCTTGGGTAGCAGTCGCGGCACCTACCTTCACAGGGGTTAAAACAACGGCACCGGTCTCTCCGTTGACACTGGTTACGGGTACATCTGGCATGTCCGGTATAGCATCCTCTACTGCTGCTAGCGCGGCTTCAGTAGCCAGGGCTAAGGCCTGTATATCTAACCGTGGCGCCGCCGTTTCGTTCCCTAGTGGATACGGTAAATCATAAATTGGTGTACTTTCAGGCATTTAGTAACCCCCTTCCTTATACTGGTGTCCAGGTCGTTAGTTCGTCGTACGTAAGCCCGAAGGCGTCCAGGTCGTCATAGGTACCACCCCAGGCTTCTAACTCGCTGTAGACAAGATACGTAAAAAAATACGCCGTGTCTAAATGGGCATGTGTCACGTTGTCAATGCTAGCTTTAAGGTCGTCTAAATTAGGTGGTATACCACGTTCTCTTATAAACGTAATCTTCACCGTACTATCTGGAATATCCATAACTACTGATACGTCCCCGTTTGTAAATGCTTCAGCTATACTCTCGATTAACGCCGCGCTAAAATTTCCAAGGCTGCGCCATTTAGCTAGAACCCGGCTACGGCGTATTTCGTAGCTATCCGTTAATACTGTAGCTATACCTAGGGTTTCTTCCCAGTACCGTAGGCCCCATGTCGCCGTACTAATATCGTGCTGGGCTTTTACGTCGTAGTTGTTTACCTCCACGGTTTCGAATTCCGCGGCTATAGCCTTCTGTACTTGTGTGTACACCTGGGAATATTGGTAGTACTCCGGGGCACTGTCTATCATACGTTCCGAGATTACTGACATTAGATGATCACCGTCCCGACGGTAGGGGCCGCGTCGCCTACGGTAATATCCGCTGTGCCGCCGTTTATAATCAGGTCTGTGTAATTGCTTACGCCTGGGGTAGTAATAAGGATAGCCCCTATTCTGGCCCATACAATGCTAGAAGAATCGACGAATACCAAACTAGCCAGGTATGCAGCTACAGCTACTATAAAAGAGGCTCCAGTTGTTACTGGATCGCCCGCATAGGTTACGGTAGCCGTTATACCTATAACTAAGTTGTCAGCGGCTACCACGGTTACAGCAGCACCGCAGGGGGCCTTTCCTTCGCCTAGTCCAGCGCTGTCCGGGTCTAACTTCAGCTGTACTTCGTCCACTAACGCCGTAAGCGCTGGGGTAAAGTCCGTACCTACGATGATAACTTTAACCGTGTTTACTCCGTCCCAGCGCGGTATACATTTAGCCTTACCTACTCCGGTAATATCGGTAGCCCATCGAACGTAGTCGTTTTTATTGCCGCCCGTGTCGGGATTCTTTACCGTAAAGTCGTAGCGTTCCCAGGCTGCCGCGTCCGTTTCTGCATCGGTGCCTAATTCTGTCGTTCCGGTGTCCGTAATACTCCGTACCCCAGGTATCGGCGGAATTATAATAAATTGGCTTCCCGTTACGACGTTACCAATTACCCCGACCTGGCTACATGTTATGGCTACGTCCATCGTTCCAGATACGGCGTAAGTTACTGTACTATCTACGGTATACTCTAGCGTGTTTCCGTTGTTATCTAGGATAACCACGCTTAAGCGTTTCCCGGTTGGGATTACTACCCCGGCGTCTGCTAGTATCTGTAGCGCGCGCTTATTAGGCGTGGCTGGGTATCTTTCTAACCCCCGGCCAGCTAAAGCCGCGTCTAGGTCGCTCCCTTCTGCGTACTGGGCGAATCCGCTTTTAAGTACGTAGTCTTGGTTAATCTCCAGCTGCTTTATTTCCAAGGGGGACGTAGCTACGGTATCGTACACGAAGTCGCCCGGTTCTTTTCTCCAGATTTCTGGCAGCCTGGCTAATGTTCGGTTAAGAATTACGCTTTCATCTTCTTCGAAGACTGGCACAAATACTGGTCTGGTCATACTATATCTGCACCCCCTCTAGGTTAATCGTATCAAAAATAGTTTTAACCGTAAGACTAACTACGGCGTCCGTGTCTCCCTGGCGTACGATGTTAATGCCGCTTACACCTACGATCCAGGGGTCGTACTCCAGTGCTTCCTTAATCGTACGTTGCATTTCCGATAATCTTACGGCGTCACTTAACCCGTGACGAGTCATAATGTCCAACGTGTCGTTTCCGTACTTGTGGTTATTATTAGTGTTTGCCGGATCGGCATAAATAGCGTAAATACCCCGTACCGTCCGTAATGCTTTCAGTATCACCTGTTCGGCAGCTTCGGGCCCGGTTACAGTTACTACTCGCCCCTGCATATCCGTTTTGAAATCTCCCCAGGTACCGCCTTCTACGCCTTGCACCCACTCAAAAACCGGTATCCGTTTTTCGTTTTCGGCGGCCATAACGTACCCCCTTCCTAATACCGCTGTAGGATTACGTATTTTACCTTCTTACCTGCGCTGTCCCAGTACGGAGCTATGCTAACGGTATCCCCAGCTACTAGCGGAGAAATGTTGGCGGCCTTTAGATAGCCGTCGCTTTCCTTGCCCGTGTAACTGTCACTGTATATGCTGCTTTCGCCTCCTACGACGAAGTACGGAGGTATTATTAAGTCGTCGGCTGCGTATGTCTTGTCTACGCCCGGTATGTTTAGGCTATCCGGACCAGCCATTGTTGCCAGGACTATACCGCCGTTAAGCTTTTGTATGACGCCCCAACGCTGGCTAGCTCCGTCACCTAGTAGCGGGTAGGCTAGTAGCCTGTCGTTTTTACGTAAAGGGTAAAAATCTACGGGTACTTCGAATATTTCCAAGTCTAGGGCCTGCTGTGTTCCTTCGAAAATAAAAGTAATAGGAGCTGGGTCTGTCGTTTGGCAGTTTATTATTTTTAATCCCACTTGCTTTGGCGTACCCCGCATGGTACTAAGGAGGTCTACGGCGTTATTTGTTTTTTCCACTGGTATACCTCCTTATAGTTCATACTGGTCTATTAGTGTGTTTATAGCCGCGCTATGTGGCGCGTTTTCCTGTACGCCAGTACCTTTTTTGGTTTTTGCAGTAGCTTTATCGTTTGGATTTTTAGTGGCCGACTCGTACTGTATAACTGGCACGTCTGGCGCTTCCTGTATGTCCATTGCTAATGTTATCAGGTTGTCACTTAAAAACGTTTGCGTAATGTTAAGAATATGGTAGGCACCGATAAGCTGCGTATTAGGTTCCTCGATGTAAATAACGTCACCGCTGTACAGCTGTGGCATTACCTGATCCGGGTTAACTCCCTCCGCGCTCATGGTTGTCTTAACAATAGACAACTTAGTTAATAGGTCGTCAGCTTTAGTTTCCATCGTATCCGCTGCGTCCTTGTCAACTTCTTCGAAGTGTGCTAAGTTACCGAAGCTTTTGAGTGCTTCGGTATTTATTTTAGTGACTGTTTTACCTGTTTCTCTGTTTACCAAACGTACTACGGTTACCGTTTCTTCTATGCTTGCTTCGTACGTAGCTGCCGTAAGATTTACGCCTACCTGGAACGCCCATAGCTCAGTAGGTACCACACGTTCGAATAAGGTTAAACCGAAGTCCTCTACGGTCGGATTAAATCGGTACCAGTACTTAACTTTACTAGCCTGGTACGTTCTAGCGAGTAGATCAATGGCTACCTTATCGGCTTCCGCGTTCTGGTAGTACAGCGCCGTAAATACAACGCCGGTACCCGCTAAAGATCCTATAGCTATGCCTGTTTGTTCTGCTAAATACGTAAATCCCTGGGTAGCTGTCATATTCTTAACGTAGTAGTCATTAGGCGCCTTTTTCATAAAGTACAGAGGGTCGTACGCCGTATAGGTTAATTCCCCGGCTGCGTTTACGCCTTTTTTAAACATGAAGCCGAAAAACCAACGGCTACCGGCGTACCAAAG